TTTCTGAATTTCGCGATGTCTTCGACTCTCTTGTTTGGTTCAAAGGCACCGAGGAAAATATCCGCGTCTGTCAGCTTGACCTTTTGATAGTTGTCAAGCGTCTCGAATAGTGCTCGTGCGGCATAAATTTCGTCGTCGCTGTAGGCCGAGAGAGTCTTGGCGTATGCGGCTCGAACAACCGGCTCGAACTCTTTCCATCTGTCGCCAGCGATTTTCTTGGCCTCGCCAACCGCATAGCTGAGCGGCCTCGATTGAATAGCCGAATCAAGACCAAGCCTGCCGATTTTCTCGGTCATGTCGTAGTCGTTCTTCTGCTTTGAGATCGCCTTGCCAGCGAGGCCATAAAAGGTGCCGTCGTCGATCATTTCCTTGCCGTTCCAGCCGAGCGATTGGCGTGCGTATTGATCGCGAACGATTGGCCATTTCTTCTCAATTTCGCCAACCGAGTGACCTGTCATCTGAGATACCAGTATCATGTTTGCCGAGGTCATCTTCGCGAAGTCAGGATCTCTCGTTTTCGCCATGAGGTCGGAGATCCCCTGCCGCTCAGCTTCGGGGAAGGCGCTCTCGAAATTGCCGGTGCCGGAAAATATGGCGCTTAAGGAGGGCAGCGAATCCCTGAACATTTTGCCCTGAGCCCGCTGCTGGGCCTTCTCCAGATATTGGAATGGCTGCTCTCCTCGATTCTCTCGATAGGCCTTGTAGGCTTTGAGCTGATTGTTGGCGAGCTGGTCATCTTTGCTCGTCGCCTCCATGAAGTTGTAGAACTTCAGATCGAGATCGGCCTGATCGTAAGAGGCGAAATAGGTCTTGTAGGCTCTAAGATCGGCCTGATCGTCAGAGACTAAAGTATCACCAAAGGTCGAGGCGCTCTGCCTCTCTGGAGGAGCTGAAGCCAGCTCCTTTGAGAGTTCAGCTCGGGATGATGGGAGGTCTGTCGCCGTGGCGTTCGGATCGGTGATCATTTCGATCGTTCTTCTAGTCTTTTGATGGGCGGCAGCAAGTCGGAATTCGGCGGAACTGACTCGGATGGCATCGGGGCATTCTGGTCGGCCTTCTGGACCTCGGTGGATGGCTTCTTCCTTGGTGTCGGCTGATTGAAGATGCGAGTCCTCAGTGGCACTCCTGATCCTGGGATTGATAGCATCGGTAGCTTGGTAGCGGTTGAGGATGAAGCCTTGTTCGATACGAGCCCAGCAGCATAAAGCTCGACATCGTCGACGGAGGCATCTGGGTGGGTATTGATGTATCGATTGACCTCGACCCTGAGCTTCTCCGCTTCCAGGTAGGCCTTTGCCTTCGCTGGCTCATTCGCGTCCTTGTCGGTCGCGCCAAAGAGGCCGGAGTCCCTCGCTCCAAAGATGACCTGTCGACCAACAGCCTTGAGGTCTTCAGATGAGTTGATCCCCGAATTGCTTCCACCGCTCGGCGCTCGACCGGCTGGCGACAAGTAGCTCAACTCCTGCTTGATGTCTCCCTGCCATTGAGGCGGGACAAATCCAAGAGCATCCGTCCTGGCTTCGTTGAACCGGCGGCGATACTCCTCTTGTGAGATCTCTGGATTCTCGCGAGCAGCGCGAAGGTCGTCCATTGCCTGCCAGGCCTGAGCGTGCTGCTCATTTGTTGGGGCGTCGGTGGTGATCATGGCCTTCTGGATCTTGGCCTTGTCCTTGGCTGTTAGATACTGACTGGCGTCGAGGTCGTGAGGTCTGATGGTGCCGTTGTCGAGAGCGGTCTCGACGAAATCGATCTCTCCCTGGCGAAGCTCTTCGATCTTTGCCTCGGCGGCAGAGAGCGCTCGCTTCTGATCGACGGCGGTAGCTCCTGGAGTTCTCTGGATCCAATCGTCTTTCTTGATCGAGTCCCTCGCGAATTCCGGGTCCTCGTTGATGAGGTTGTCGGTCTCCTTCATTGCCCTTGCTCGATCAAGGCCTCGGCGAGCTTCTTCGATCTCCGGCTTGCTCAAGACGCCAGAACCGGCGAGGACGCCGAACTGATCCTCTGCGGCCTCAAACTCGTTGCGGTCGACATAGTATTGCATGGCGTTACCGGCAGTGGCCTTGAAGTCGTGGACGGATCGAGCTGAGGCTTGGGCTCCGAATGCGATTGATCGCCGAGTCGCCCAGTCCGAGAATCGCTCTTGCATCATCGACTTGCCCTCGGGTGACATCTCAATCCCATCAAGAGACTCTTTGAAAGATGAGACCTTCTGATCCCAATCTTCAGACCACTTTTCAGGATCGTTGCGCGACATCAGCTTGTTGGAGAAGTCTGCGGCTTGACGGTCGAGCCCGAGCATGAACTCAGAAACCTGTTTCCCCTCGGTGGCTTTTCGCCCAGCCTCGGCCACACGAAAGAGCTTGTCTCCGACTTCGGAGATTGCTTCGCCGATCTTGCCGACAGCCAGTGCCGCGTTGACTGCTGATGATGAATTTGCGGAGGGTGCCGACGGTCCAACTTGAACGTATTGCTGAGGAGGAAGTGCCATGATCTTTTAGTGTTCTGTTTTTGGTGGCGCAGTCCCCAGGTATCCACCGGAAGACGCATATCCACTGGCAGCTCTTGCCACTCCTTGGATCCCTTGTCCCACAGCCTGGGTCCTGAGTGATGCCGCTGCATTCGCTCCTTCGGTGTAGGTCTGGGTGGCACCAATAGCGAGCGCCCTGGACCTCTGGCTGGCCTCGTAGCTGAGGTCAGCAACGTCACGGTCGAGGGTCGTGATCGTCTCTCCAAGGACAGCCAGGGGAGTGCCTTCCATCGAGAGACCGGACTTGGCGAGATCGGCTCTCTGCTTGCCGATAAATCTCGCCTTCTCGCGCTCCTTGCGGCGGGCGTTCTCGGCTGCGACATTGGTCTCGTTGATGGCCTGCTGCTTCTGGAGACCGGCGTTGTATTTTGACGAAGCCTCGGCGGCATCAGCGGCCTGCATCGACGAATACGCTGAGATGCCGGTTCCGACCAGAGTCGAAACCGCAGCAATGATCGCCACCGTGGAGGAGGCGATGTAGGCAAGCGGGGTGATGAAAAGGAATTCTGTTAGGTTCATTGATTCAGGAGATTGAGGGACATGAAGTGGGCCATATTTTCGTCGGTCTTCTCAAAACCGCAGCGCTGAGCGAGACGCATGAGGCTTGGTTGGCTGATGCTCGTCAGGGTGATTCCGTAGCCGAGCGATGCTGCTGTTTGGCGCATGCACTCTAACAGGTGTCCAAGACTGAGGAGCGACTCCCTCGATGAGTTTGCTGGATTGGAAACCATCCACTCCATCATTGAGACGCCGACCGAATTGTCGAGGTAGAGGTGTGCTGAGCACAGGCACTTTTCGCCATCGAAAACGATGATGCCGGTGGCTGGCAGAATGGCCTCTGGGACAGGAGGAAAGCCGTGTCCATTCCACCATTCAACCAGCATTGGGTAGTCCTCTTTCGTGTATGGTCGCGTCTCGATCACGGCTTGATGTTTAGCTCATACCGAACGTGAAGGGAAAGGATATTCAGCGGGAGAGGTTGAGTTTGCCGGATCCTCACCGTGACCTGTCGCTCGTGGCTTCCATCAACGCTTTCCTCCTTGATTCCGGAGAATAGGGGAAGGGGCTCGTCCAGGCTGTCGCTTGAGGTTCTAAATTCAATCCTGCTCCAGGACGATCCGTCTTTCGCTGATATTTCCGCGCCTAGCGATTTCCACAGTTCGAGCATGACCCTGGTGATCCTTTTTTTACCGGCTTTTGAAACCGAGTTCGGGTCTCCAGTTTCGAGGTATGTCGGCTCAAGTGTTGATTCGTATGGAAGCCCAGCGATGATCACTGATGCGGCTCGATTCAAGGTGATCGATCCGGCCACCACCGGAACAGGAGCGTGAGGCGACCCATCGGCGAGCACGCTCACGGTCTTTCCGTTGAGGTGGCTGAGGCCGGTCATCGTTGTCGTCGGCACGCCCTCGTAGATCTTGGCGCTGTCGCAGTAGACCAGTCTCTGGTGGTCTCCGCTCTTGAGCTTGGAATTGATGTCAGGCTGGATCCTCTCGATGTATCTGACGTCCTGGGAATTGATCGTCCGCCTGACGCACACCCAAACCTCATCCTCCTCAAGCTCTCCCGTGGCAACGGTCACCGACTCGATGAATCCGTCGGTGACATAGCGAAACCACCCGGCCACATTTTGCCCGCGCTCGTAAACGAGGCCGATGAGCTGCCCCGTTCCAGTGACAGCCCACAAGACGGTCTCCGGCTGCTTTTGAGATGCGAGCTGAACGATTCCGCCATTGGTGATGTGCTCTGCCAGCAGGGTCATGTCGCTCGCTGCGAATCCATCCTTCTCGAACGAAAAGGCGAACTCTCTCATTTTGCGGCCACCTCGCTGAACGAACAGCAGAGCGTCCTGGATTGACCTCGGCTGAATGTGTGACGATCCGTAATTGGTCGAGCGCTTCACCGCCGTGTCGGTCGGGGTCATCGTGATTCCTGAAACTCGTGATCCGAATGTCCACTCGTTGCCGGTCGTTCCGATCACCAGCGAGCCATTTGACGCGATCCATTGAATCCCGCTCGACGAGCTGGACGATATCGTCAGGAACAAGGCCAGATCGGATGTGGATCCAATCCTGAAGTTCGTGAAGTCGTCGATCACTGATCCCCATACCGTTTGAGGCCTGGAAGCGTTTCCGCCGAAATACAGCCTCGACTCATGGAGCGTGGTTGAACGCGGCCACCCTCTGTAGTCCGACCACGCTGGCTCATTCCAGAACTTCGTCGCTAAGGTTGTTCCGAGTTCAAATACTACGTTCGCAGTAACAGTAGTCGAATTCGTGAACCCAGTGATGTCGACGATTCCGGTATGTAGAGGCGATATGGACTCAAGCTCAGCGGTAAGCCTCGACGGCTGGCCGGTGCCGGTCTTCACGGTGTATTTGATCCTGAGCCAGCACGGATCGATTTCGGTTCCGGTGATGATCACCTGGACGTTCGTCTTGGTTGATGAGGTGCTTCTGATCGGCTCCCATGTGGTCTTGTCGTATGACCGCTCGACCGAGACTTTCGACTCCCAGGTTCCGGTTCCAGTGCTGTCGCTCTTGATGGCGAGAGACCATGCGTCGAGGACGTAAAGCGCGGATGTGGTGGCATTGACCGCTGATGCCTTGAGGTCCAAGTCGACGGTCGGGTCTTCCCTCTTGTTGGATATGAGCCACCTCGATCCAACGTGACCTGCATTGAAGATCCCGGTAGATGCGACGAGGGTGATCGATCCGGTTGTTCCGCTCGGGGCAATGGTTGTGGATCCCGTGTTCTGGTCAAAAACAGCTGGCCACTCCTGGACGAAAGTGGCGAGCGTCCACAGGTTGTTCGCAAGACGAGAAAGGACCCGCTGCTGGTAAAGCGGATGGGTGATGTAGATCACATCGTTCTGCTGAGAAAACTGAAGGGAGTCGAGGTCCTCTTCAGCGTATGGCGCTGGAATCTCGTATGCGGTCTGGATGACGACATAGCCGAACGCGACCGCAGCAGAGAGGCTCGCGGCGACGATGTATCCAGAAGGCGGCGAGACAGCCCCGAACACCAGGCTCGTTCGGACGTAGTAGGTGTTTCCTCCGCTTGTGAAGTAGGATCCGATGGCGTATGGAATAGCCAAGTTCAGAGCTGATGGAGTCGCGACCTGGATGTTTTGCGGATTGGATCCGCCGGTCAGAAATCGAATGTATCCATAGCCGAACTCAAGCACGAGATTCGTCGTCACGGAGAACTCGAAAGCCACAAGTCGAGCGCGACCATCTCCGACCGAATCGAAGCCGTTCTTTGTTCGCTTCGTGGCGACGTAGAGCATGCCAGCCCGATTGAAGGCCCCGCCATAGACGGTCGGCCTCATGTTTTCCAGCAGGCGGCATGCGGAGCGATACTTCTCAAGATCGAGCCGTGGATCTGTCCACTCTGAAAATTCTCCCCCAGAAAAGGAGACGCGGCGTTCGATTATTTCTGACATTACCAGCGTGGGAACTTGTTGATGAGATGGGTGAGATTCGAGCGACTGAGCCCTCTCGCGAGGATCAGTGGTGACTGCTGGAGAAGCCTGAGCATTGGTCGGTTTTCGCGTGAGCCGGTCTCGATTGCGTCGTCCTTCCTGGCCTTTCCGATGGCCCTGGTGTAGAGGTTGATGCCCTGACTCTGAAGCTCGACCTTGCCGGTGATCGGAATCGCCAGCTCGGCAGACAATTTGCAGATCACAGCCTCCGTCAGAGACGGGTCATACATCGTGACCGGGACGCGGGCAATGTATCTGATTTTGCACTGCTTGGAGTCGGTCACGAGCCTTTGGCCTTCGATCTCGAAGAACTCGTCTGACTCTTCGTATTGCTCTCCGTTGACCTCCATGAGGCGGATGAAATCACCAGGAAGAACGTATGCGAATTTCGGCCCGTGGTTTGGAGCTGTCGAGTCGACCGACAAGCTGACTCGCTTGGTGGCGCAGTTCCATCGATGCTCCCTCAAAATGTCGTCAGTGATCTGAGGCAGGATCTGAGCGCAAAGCTTGGAGACCCGAGAGCCCTCGTCAATCGAGGCGATCTGAGATTCTCCGATCCTGAAGAGCGCTCTGTTGGCAATGTCTGTCGGGGTCATCTTGTGAAAAGAAAAAGCGGGCGAACGGCATCAAATCCGTCGCCCGCTCGGGTTTGGGTGGAGGGCGATTACAGGCAGGCGTAGGCCAGCTTGACGAACAGCTTCTTGCCAGCCGTCAGTGTGGCCGCAGATGCGACGGTGACAGTCACGTTCTTGGTGGCCTCGGTGACCTTGTGACGGGTCGTGAAGCCAGCCGGGAAAGCGGTGGCACCAGCGGCAATGAACGGGACGCGGCCACCAGCAGAAAGCACGATGGCTTCGGCGTAGCGGTTGACGTCATCAGAGTCGCCGATATTGACGGTCAGGGTGGTCCCTGGATCCTCGGCGATGACCTCGCAGCTTTCCGGGTAGACGATGGCGTTTGCCGGAAGAGTGAGGAGGGCGATGACGTTGTTCACGGCTTCGTCACCAACAAGGGTGATCGAAGCGGTCGCGTGAAGGATGGTGGCTTCGACCTTGCGCTTGTCGTCGAGACGACTGGCGAAGGATCCGTCTTGAGCGGTTGCGATATCGGAATGGGTAACGGGAGGCATAAAAAAAAGAGGCTAGAGATTGAAGGGTTGAAAAAGGCGGGCGCTCCAGGTGAAGCGCCCGCCAGTCGGATTATGGGGACTCGTCGCAGAGGACCTTGAGCACGCCCTCGTCGTCGAGACGGGTAGCGCCCCAGCCCCATTCGGTGCGAAGCTGAACGTCGTGCTTCTTGGTGGGAAGCTCGTCGACCCAGCTCTGTGGGTTCTCGGCGACGCCGAACTCGACAGAGTTGCGGGCGAAGGCGATGCAGGTCCGGATGTCAGTTCCGGCGTCGTATGGAAGCAGCTCGGGAGAGACGGCGACCACGGCGATGCCCATGAGGTTGATGACGGCTCCGGAGTGGAGGCGGCGAATCTCGGCGTAATCGACCGAGGTGAAGCGCTCCTCGCGAAGCAGGCTTGCGATCTGGTTGTGCGAGACAATCAGGGTCGCGACGCTCTGGTTCTCGACGTCCTGACCGAGGACGTTGGCGGTGCCGAACTTGCGCATGATTTCGAGCATCTTGTCGAAAGTCAGGTTGGAGTTGACGGCAGTTCCGGTCGGAACGTAGTTGACGGCAATGGTCTGACCGGCTGGCAGCGGAATCGGCACGGTGCCGTTCTTGCCGGAGGCGACGGATCCGATGATGCCGTTGATCAGGGTCTTGTCACGATCACGACCGGCGGCAGCGAGCTGAAGCCGCATGATCTGAGTGTGAGGAGAGCCAATCGAGCCAAGCTGAAGAGCTTCGCGACGGTCGAGGATGTGGGCCGAGTCCTTGAAGTCAACGTAGAGGTGACGGAACTCGATGTCGGGCTCGTCCGGATTGGTGTCGCCGAAACGAGTGGTGATTTCGCGAGCTTCAACGCCGCTGATCTTCTGAAAGCGTTTGCCTTCTCCGTTGATCATGGAGACGTTGACGTAGGACTCAAGGCGGCTGGAGAGCTGCTGAAGGCCGATGCGCCACTGGTCAGCGTAGAGAGCTGGGAAAGCATCAGGCACGATGGAATCGAAAGCCATAAAAGTAGGGTGCTGGAATTTAGGTTGAAGTCGTTCGACGTATCGAACGGAGGTGGAAACTACGGGTGGCGAGAGTATCCCAAAGGGGTCTCAGATCGCTCCTTGCTCCGGGTCCTAAATGGAGTGTCCTGCTTGGCGCTACGTCGTGAAGCTAGGCCGATGAATTCAGAGACGACAACTTGATCTCGTTACAAGAGAAAGCCCCCTCCCGAACGAGCGGGAGAGGGCCTTGGTATCACCAGTGGCCGGAAACAGCCAAGAAAGCGGCCACCGGTAAATCTGTCAGGCCTTGCCTTGGCGCTTGGATCGCTGGGCGTCGACGGCATAGAGTTCCATGACCCGCTTGTGGACCGCAGGATCGCGCTCCCAGTTCGGATTTTTGGAGATGATCTCCTGCGCCTGTTGGCGGGCGGATTGAGTTCCAACGAGCGTCGTCTTCTCACCAGGAAGGGTTCCTTCCCGGAGTGACATTCGGGCCATGTCGATGATGTTCACGATGCCTGGAATCGAGAGCGCCATCTGAACCGACGGATCCTTCAGGTCGAGGTCTGTCCGCGACTTGATGAAGTCGTTGTTGTCGTTGAAGCGGGTCTCGTAATGCTCGCCCCACTCGGCCTTGAATCGAGCTTCGGATTCGCTGGCACGCTTGGTCATCGCGCCATTGAATTCCTCGATCATCTTGTTCTGACCCTCGGCGGTGCTATTGCCGTATCGCTCAGCGAGCTTCTGCGCGACTTCCTTGGGAACGTGGTTCTCGTGCATCAGCTTGGCGTATTCGGCCATCTCTGGACCGGCCACGAATCCATCAGGGATGAACTTGTTCAGCTCGTATCCATCTGGATCCGCAGGAATGCCGACGGAGTTCCGGTAGCTGGCGATGTCTTCAACGGAAGCTCCAGGCTTCGGCGGGCCGACCTCTGGCCGCTTTCCGACCAAGCCGAGAGCGTGATCGAGAGAGGTCAGGAGATCGGTCTCGTTCTTCACGAGCACAGCCTTGTTCGCGAGGCGGGTGAGCCCCTTGTCCTGTAGCGCCTGAGTCCAGCCCTCCTTGAATGTGCCGTCCGGGTTCATCGAGTCCGCGAAGATCGAGGACGCCTTGACCGGAGCGACCGAAGGAACTACTGCGGGCGCAGTAGGAGTCGGTGGATCTCCTGGCGCTGGAGCCGGTGCGGGCGCTGGCGCTGGCGCTGGCGTTCCACCGAAGAAGCCGGATGGAGCTGCTGGAGCTGCTGGAGCTGGGGCTCCTCCGTCGCCGCCAGGTGAGCTATCACCTTCAGGAGCGAAGAGGAAACGATTGCGAGGATTGATGATCATTGGTGCTGTTTTTTACTGGTTGCTTGCGTTCTGTTAGATGGAGAATTTTCGACCGGTGTAGCGACGCTTGAATTCGACAGGGTCGTTGTCGCGATACCACCGGATCACATCTGGGGTCTTGTCTCCCTTTTCCGGGTCTTGCGGGGGAGGAGAACCTGCCGAGGCCTTTGGAGCGGGCTGAGATGGGGCGGGATCGGGATTGAGCGGATTGGTCGGAGGGGTGTTGACTTCCGGCTTTTCCACAGTCGCTTGTGGCTTGAGCTCTTCAGGGACCTCGTTGAGGCCGGATCCTTCGGGAGCAACGATGCCATCACCGGCATCTGTCACGGCGTCAGATGGCTCGACGACGGGCTCGGGCTCGGGCTCGGGCTGCGGCTGAAGCGGATCGCCTGGATCGAATGTTGTCGGATTCTTGAGCCACTCCTCGACACTGCGCTTGAGGTCGAATTTGCCAGCGGCCATGCGGACATGATTGCCAGCAGCAATGGTCGCGACCTTTTCGCCATCGAGAAAGATGCCGCCATCACGTTGTTCGTAGTTGTTCATTTGATTCGGGTCTTGATGTGTTTTGTCTTTTTTCCTGAGTCGGCAATAGCCGTGAGAAAGAGAGTGAGTGGAACCTTTTCGCCTTCGCGAATGGCGGCTCGAAGCGGGCAAACTGATCCGCCAGCATCAGCGATAAATGACCGGCCAAAGAAATTGTAGCGGGTCAAAAGTTCCTCCATGAGTTCGGCTCCGGCCTCGGTGTCGAAAACCGTGTGGCAAAGCTCGTTGAATCGAGCCCTCTTGGCTTCGATGTCCTTCTTCGCTTTTTCTTGATCGGCAGAGCGATCCGTTCGGGCTGTTTGCATGATCTGTCAGGATTGGTTTCCCTGTTGGCCCATCGCCCTGGCCATTTGCTCTCGCTGAGCTGGAGGCATTCCTGCGAGCTTCTGGGCGACGCCAGCGGCAGCATCAGCCTGGGCGAGTTGCTCGTTCTGTTGAGCTGCCATAGCGCGAGCGTTGGAGATCTCCTCGATCTCCTTGGGGGTTCTGATGACATCTTCGGGAAGTCCGCAGTTACGGGCCACCCGGCGCATCAGGACGTCCCCCTTGATGGCATCCATCGTCTGCGGCGAGGCCTGGATGATTGGGGCGGCGAAGTTGAAGAACTCCATCAGCGACCCGTTCTCGCGAGCCTGCTGAGCCAACACGATCTTGTTCGAGTAGAGGACCGACGGGAATGGGATCTGGTTGTTTTTCCCGTCAGTCTTGACGATCTCGGCTGGAGGCTGAGGCATCTTTCCTGCTCGGGCGAGGACTCCAAAGACTCGGCTCAGGATGACATCAAGCATCTCGGAAACCAATCGTCCATAGACTGGAGAAAACTGGGTGAGCTTCTCGCCAGCGGCCAGGCTCGACTCGGTCGCGCTTGGTGGGGTTCCTCCTCCGGCCAATCGATTTGAGAACAGATTGAAAAGGTCGACATGGAACGCCTTGCGGATCTGCATGCGCTTGTCCTCGATGCGATGGTCGGCGATGTCGATGCGGCCACCAGAGCGCCACTCGCGAAGGCCTGCTCCGTGATTCGGATCCGAGTCGTCGTAGTAGGTGATCTCGTGCGGACCACGGGCGATCTCTCCTTCGAGTGATGCCGGTGCAATGACCGGCGAGAAGATCTGAATCTCGGTCGCGGCATCAGCGAGGTCGTTGAGAAACGAGAGCTGGCGGCTGTCTCCCTTGGCGGTAAATCCTGGGCCGAATCCCCAGACGCATTCGCCGAACTTGCGATATCGATGAACGGCAAACGGAAACTCGACGTAGCCGGTCTCCTGGACGATCTTCTTGGTTTTAACGTGAACGACAATCGACATCCAGGGCATGAGGAGCGAGGCCTTTTTCTTGCCCCGTTTGCGATCTTCAGCCAGCACCTCGCGCTTGCAAACAAGGTGAACGAAGTCGTGCTTCTCGGTCCTCGCCCTTGATGTTCCGAGCATGTTGGCGATCTCTGTCGGAAGCTCTTCTCGGCCATACTCTTCGAGGGCCTGGTCAGCGGTGTAGCTCAAGTCTCGGGTGATGCAATTCACGCGACCCTTGGCGCTTTCGCCAATGGAGAATGTGCGGGTGTTGATGTGGCTGAAGTGAAGCTCTCCGAACTCATCGAGGTCCCCACAGAAAAGGGCGGCGGTGCCGAACACCGGGCTTGCGATGTAGCACTCCTGCATCTCCTCGTAGAAGTTCGACGACTCGATGTAGTCGCGGGCAATCACGGAGCATTCGCGATAGTATTTGATCGCCGCGTCGACCTTTCGGAGTTCCCGAGGTGGCTGATACTCGAACCATTTTTCTTCGCGAGGAGTGACCAGAGAGGCAAGTCCGTTGGCAAGAACCAGAGCGCATTGACGCGGCTCGCTGTCGTGCATCGTGTCGGCAGAGAAGACATCAATCTTTCCTCCTTCAGCCAGCCTGAATGGCATGAACAACTCGGACAGCTCGTCCCAGTGATTGTCCATTGGCAAGCGCTCCGAATCGAGGGCCTGCTTCACCTTGATGACTTCTTCGCCGGTCATTGTCCAAGGTAGGTTTTGCCAGTGGCGGGAGCGGTCCCGCGATCATTGGCAAGGTATGAGCCAGAGACTGACCGGCGCTTGTTCTGAAGGTCGATGATCTGCTGCTGAGCCGAGTCGAAGACGCTGGCCTCAGAGGGAGGCTTGGGAGGTGCTGCCGGGAGCGGTTGCTGTTTCGGCGATGAGGCCATGAGCGGAACTTGCCCATGAATCCCTGGTCACAACAATCTCCTCACCTTACCAATGACATCGTTGAGCCGCATTACCTTTAGCCTTCCATGCCGGTGAAACGATACGAAGGGAAGGCTGTAGGGGATCGCTCCCAGCATGCCTGGGACATCGCCAGCGGCCAGCCACACATGCCAGCAGTCAGCGCTTTCCCGTGGCGCTGAGGCGTTGAATTCAAGGATCTGGTCTTCGCTCCAGGTCGACATCACCGGCCTGCCCAGAAGGAAGAAGTCAGGACCGGCCAGGAGGTGTCCTCCGTTGAATAGGTGGCCCTCGATCACGACGCGAAAAGGCACCTCGGGGGAATCCCTGAGGTGCCTGAGCGCTGCCTGTTCGTATGGGGTCAATCTAGCGCCCTGTTCTTCTCTTTGTCGTCCTGGGCCTTCTGGACGGAAAGCTCAAGCAAAGCCTCCTCGACCAGGGTCAGCTCAGCCATGTCGACCCGTGTGTTGTCGACGATCCTGGTGCCGAGCAATTCGAGGGATCCCTTTGATCTCCCCCTGAGTGATTCTCGCCTCCGGATCACGATATCCCTGATCTTCACGGTCGGATTCTTGGCGGCAAACAGAGCACGCTCGAAGGCGAGCTTCTGCGCTATGCTGTCGAATTGGAATGTGGCTTCAATCATTGGGTGTCTATGGCAGGATGTTTTCTGTTAGATCGTGAATGTCCTCTACTCGGAGAGTGTCCTCAAGGTAGATCATCGCTGGCCAGCCTTTGTGATCGAACTCGACGAGGCGATAGCCGTCGCGGAGAACCTGGGGCTCGGCGAATCCAACGACCTCGACGAGCTGCTTGGGCTCGGCTGCGGCCATGATGTGCTTGGCACCGATGAAGAGCTTTCGCTGTCCATCGGCGCAGCCACCGATCAGGAGGACCTTAATCATCGCCGAGGTCTGGTTCGAGCCCGTCGACATGCATGAACTCCAGGTCGCGAATGATGCGTGCGGCATAGCCATTGGCCCCCTCACGCTTCAATCTCGCGAGCTTGTCCTTCTCGGCCTTTCGACGCTTGCTTTCAAAGCTGCCGTTGCGGCGATCTGCTGTTCCAGCTGGCAAGCTGCGACTCTTTGTGATCTTGGGATTTCGTCCTTTCATGGTTCAGTATTGTGGGAAGTTGGGCGAGCGCAGGACGTTGACGCGGAGGATGGCGCGATGGTCGGGAAGTGATGGCTCGATCTCGGGATAAACCTCATCGAGGGCGGTGCTGACCTCGGCGAACTCGACCGGCCAGCGATCCAGGATCCACTTCGGGGCGAAGCGATGCTTGACCGCATCGAGCCAGGTTTTCGGGAACCGGATGAGCTGAACGGGCTCGTGCTTGCGACCATAGACATCCATGCGCAGCTCGAACCTGAGGCGATTCGCCATCTCTTGCTCGACGACCCTCATGTCGGCTCCTCGGGTCATGCTGGCAAGCTCTCGCTTGTCGATCTCCATCGCTCTCGCGTAGGTCCTCCGTTCGAGGTCGATTGACTCGATTGCGCCAATCGCGTAATCAGGATACAAACGACGAGGTGTAGTGGTTCCGGGGATGAATGGATCAATCCCCCCATCAGGGTAGTGTTGGCGTTTCATTTCCGCCGATACCTACCCGACGAGGCCACCTTCTGTCGAGCCCTTTTCGAGTCCCTGATGTGGGTCTTGTCGATGGAGTTCCCGTAGTCCTGGAGCATGCCGTTCATGATGGCCTCGGCCAGCATTCGGATCGGGTCGCAATCGTGGCAGGAGTCGTCCTGGACGATGAGGTCTGTCTGGTGGCCATCGACGTTCGAGGTCTTCGTTCGATAGATCTCAATCGATGAGATCAGCCCTTCGCACTTCGTCTTGTGAATGAAGAATCGGTTGAACATCATGCCGACCTGGTTGATGCCTGGCCAGATCGACCGGCACTGAGGAATGACGCGGATTCCTGTTAGACCTGCCTCGTTCATCTGCTGGACCCAGTTCTTTCCGCCCTTCTCCTTGGCGTTGGCATCGTGTGGCATGAAGTGGCCACCATAGTTGTAGCCCTTGGCGACCATGTGGGCAAAGCGCTCGGCTGGTGTCGTGGTGTCTCCCAGGTTGCCATCGTGGTCGATGAAGTGGATCTCTCGACCAACGAACTGGATGTAGATCACGCGAGTGTTCTCTGGCGATCCAAGGTCCCAGAACGTGAACACCGGATGCTCTCTCGACCAATCGAAGGCCTGGATCTGACCGGCTGCTCGGATCTTGTCTAACAGCTTCGAGTAAACAGCCCCTGGAACAGGTGCCTTGAAACACTCGTCGATGGTCGTTGGATACTCGCGGTATCTCTCATCGCCCATCGGCATGGCGACCTTGTAATACCAGAGCACCTGGCCTGGCTTGAACTTGTATGGGTTGCCCTGTTGCGCCAGCTCGGCCTCGCACTCGGCGAAGTATTTCCACACCTCCGGCGGGACCTGCTTCATGTTGCCCTCCAGGGTGTAGGACGGGTCGAGATACCAGCCGAAAAAGAACAGCTTGAAGTCCTTCGAGGTCATGTCCTCCGGCCTTGTCTCCATCGCCGCCTTGGTGATCTGCCAGAGGTTCCCGTGCTTGCCTCCCATCCATGTGGTCTCAATGGCGATGATCCCCTGCTCGGCTGTCGGTATCGCGCCGGTCAGGATCTCATCGGAGCGAGGAGGATCCTCGTGCTGGATTGGCCCCCACTCCGAAATGTGAAGCATCTGGTTGGTGCCGCCGCGAGCCTTGGCCGACGCGACGATCTCGCTCACCTTCTCGGTGGTCGTGCGGAGCAGTGAGAACTCCTCCGTGTTCTCCTTCTTCACGGTGAAGCTGTCCCTGATCAGCTTGGGCATCGACTTGAATGCGCCGATGACAATGGTGACCAGCTTCTTGCTCGCTGTCTTTTGTGACTGGTCTACTATGGCTCCAGTAAATCCGAGGTTCCAGATCGCCATGTCGGCCATGATCAAATCGATCACCGTGCTCATGCCGAGCTGGCGGGCCTTCAGGATGAGAAGCCTGCTGAGGCCTTCGATGTAGATCGCGTTGATGATCTCGCACTGCTCCGGCGAAGGAGAGAATCGCTTCCAGCCGTCCTTCTTCGTCTTGATCTGGTAAAGCGTGCATAGCCTCCAGATCGGATCGCTGAGGTTGTCCTTGAGGTTCCGAAGATCCTCCGGAGAGAGGTTGTCGAGCGACAGGTTCTCCGGAGGATTTTCCAGGTCGATATCGTGGTCGGACATCAGCTGAATTTTACAGTCCGTATTCCCAGGCGTCTTCGATCCGGATCAGCTCAGACTCAGCCTCCAGGCCTTCGTCGGAATCGAAGTGAGCGATGGCAAGGTCCTTGGTGTCCTCCTGGCGACCGGCGACAATGAAGGGCTCATCGCTGGAGCTGTGGCCCCATGATGTGATGACCATGAGGCCTTTCTTCTTGAGCTGCTTCGCTCCGATGTGGCGACGATAGATCGTCCGGTTCGCTCCTCGGCTCGGTCGCATGATCGGGCGCTTGGCCTGGGGCTTCTTCTTCGGGGCGGATCCTTGAGGTTCGTCGAGGATGGCTTGGCTGTCTGGGGTGTTCATTGTGTTGGTGCTCTAACGAGGTCGACGATTTCGCCGATCTGAGATTCGATGGAGATCTTGACCTCCTGCGGCTTGTTCCAGCCGTTGAGGGCCATGATGGCTGTGATGAGGCTGGCCTTGGGAACGATCTTGACCTTCGTCTCGATGATCTCCGGCCCGTCGCTGTTGCCGGTGTTGACCGACCTCACGGTCTTCTCCTGGGAAAACTTGGAGGATCCATCGACGTCATCGACGGCAACCCGGATCCCGTCCGACAGGTAGAGGTTCAGCTCGGCCTTCGTCATCGCCTTGGTGGCCAGGAGAAGCTCGGCCTGCTGCATTGCGTCGGCCCTCAGCTCTTCGACCATGTCGTGGATGCCAGGCCTAGCAAGGAGTTTTGACGACTCTGTCCGAGCTGTGTTTTCCGTGCAGTTGAATCCTGCCTCTAGATACGCTTTGTAGGCAGGCATTCCGCCCGCATAGAATCGAGCGAACAGCTTGTGCTTGTGTTCCAGTGCTTTAGCTCTGAAGTCCATTTTTTAGGCTTGACGGGTCGTTTTGATGGACGGCACTTCGCGTGCGAAGAGAAGAGCTTATGCCTTCGCGAGTTTGCTTCGCTGGCCGGTCTGGAGAATCTTCCGGCATGTGCTTTCGCCCTTGGCGGTGAGCTTGTAGAACGCCCGCTTGATTCCCTTCGGGCTTCTCGGGGTTGAATAGGTCGTCGTCAGCATGCTCATGGCCCGCAGGTTGGAGAGCTGCTTGTTGATCGTGTTCTCGACGAGCCCGGTGCTTTCGATCAGGTCCTCAATCGTCTCGTCTCCGTCGGCGAGAGAGAGGAGAATCAGCGACTGGCTGAAGCCGGTGAACTGAGCCCGGTGAATAGCTTTGAGTATTGGGATGAGCTTCACGAGGTCAACCCATAGCCCCAACAGCGCGATGAGGTCAATCTGTCTTTATGATGCATCAAGAGGCTATTCAGTCAGTGTCCTGGTGGCCTCACACGCTGCCTGGGAGCGCTCGGCGAGCAGCCGGAACTCCTCGCTCTTCTCGAACTCCTCTCGATACCTTTTGAGAGAATGAAATGCCGTGCCGTGGTCCGTGGCATGGACAGCATCGGCAAGCGCCCTCAGGCTGGATCCTGGGAATTCCCTCAAGATCTCCACCACCGCAATGCGTCGAGCGGTCACGATGTCGCGCCTCCGGCTCAGGCTTCTGACGGCTCCCGGCGACACCGAGCAAACCTCCGACACCAGGTAGATGATCTCGTTGATCCTGGCTTCCCTTGGATCAGTCCCAACGCATCGACGACGCAGCTCGTTGAGCAGTTCTGCGGTCGTGTAGTCCTCAAGCCCTCGGTGGTCGATCATGGCTCGATCTGTTCGGGGTAAATAAGCCACAAGGCCACGA